TTATACTCCCTTTTGATGTCTGTGTCAACAAGTGCAATATAAATTAAATCTTTTCTTTCAGATATATCTCTACCCCATTCTAACCATCTTTTCTCTTCATTAAATACGTTACCTTGATGTCCACCTGCTGAACCTCCATGTCCTAAACAATACTTATGACTTCCCCATGCAATTAATTTACCATCACTCTTAACTTCAAAATCAATAGTTTTAACATCATTAACTGTATTACCAAATTTCTTTTTATATAATGCTTTTGGATATGTCTTACCATCTTTAGCAGGTCTTAAATAATTATTGGGTAATCCTTCTACTCTAATTCCATAGTGTTTTACAATTTGATCTATACCATTGAGTGTAAATACTTCATCCATACCACTCTGTTTTGATGACATCTTAGCAAGTACTGATGCCATTTCCATTGCAATAAAACTATTTCCCTGTCCATTCATAAAGTAATCTCTCTCTAGACACTCATGATATTGTAACTGTCTGTCTAGTTGAGTTTCATTAATATATTTCTTGATAGGTTCTCTATCTAATATCCCTTCTCTTATAATCTTTGCGATCGTCCTTACTGTTTTTGTTTGTCTATCTGATCTTAAATTTGGTATATCAAATTCAAATAATACTGGTCTAAGTTTCATGATAAAATTGTATTACTATTATTATAGCATAAAAAAAGACCCCTGTGTAGGGGTCAATTAAATTACTGGAACATTTCGCTACATATTCTCCTACATTGATTTGGGTGCGAGTTGTCTGTTGAACATTCGATTAAGCAATCGAAATAATCGTTTTGAAGATCATCTGTATCTGCACTCGTAAAAGTGTTATCATTAAATGATGCCATTTGATTGATTGAAAGTATATTGTGCATAAGATGAGGGTAAATGTGTACTATTCCATTACGACTAAGTTAGGGAACATTGGTCTATCCTCCACATTCTACATTATTATTTACTATTGTAGTATGTTTTGAAACCCTAATTGTTGCAAGAATTAATGCCTATTGTAGTTGCTAATACTATTCAATTTCCAAATCTATATTAAATGCTACACTTATTCTTTCCTCGTCAGTTACATTCGGGCAAGTATTGTGCATTAACCATGATGGAAATAATATAAGTTCCCCATCACAAGGAATAAACTCCATACTTTGAGGGCATGTTTTTGTATTCTCTGGAAAATTACATGATTGAATTATATTATTAGGATTCAAGAATTGAATACCACCTTGATCTGGACTCACTCTCATATAATATACACCTGATACTTGATAACCAGGATGACAATGCCACTCATGATGTCTATCTTTACCTTGAATATTCATCCATGAGTTTTTAATATTGACTCTCCATCTTTCTCCACATAACCTACTCCACATTGTAGAGGTAACATAATTTGTAGTCGTCTCTATTATTCTTTGTTTAAGATTGACTAGATTATACTTACCAATTAAATCATCCTTAATAAGATACATTGAATCATTCTTATTAACTGACTTTTGTTTTCTTGCTTCGGGATGTAGATATGATACTTCGCCATAATCATTACTACTTTGTATGTTTACAAGTGCTGATTTAACCTCCTTTTGTATTGGGTGGTAGTTGTCAGGTCTAGGCAAATCTTTATATATTAAAGTCGGGAATATTGGCATTGTTCCCGAAAATGCCTGTACATTTACTTCATTCATCTTTTTACTTCCCAATCTGGGTCATTAGTTGGGTGTACCCAAAATTCTATACCTGTGTTAGGATTTCGTACTGCCCATTTATCTAGTCGTTCAGTTATATACATGTAAGGATCTCTCCTCATATGATATGTGAAGATCTCCTTTGCTTTTCTTGTTTTAGGATAAACCCTAATTCTGTGAGTATCCATACATTAAGTCAGATATTGTATCGTCTTGACTACCAAGTACAGAAGAGACCCAATCGTCTTCCCCCTCTTGAGTTTTTTCTTGTCTTGTGTCATAATCAACCTCAAGGTAGTTTTTCTTCTTCATAACCAAATCCTCCATTTTGGAATTGACGTTCCTCCTCTGCCTTTACTCTAAGTTCCCTTAAAGCAAGTTTGAGTTTATGCAATTCTTCACTATCGTATAGTGATGGGTCTTGCTCACTCTTTTTGAGTGCATGTTTTAAGAGTCTAATTTGACCCTTACTGCTGAAGAACTTTCTCATTATAGTATGTCCATGTCTTTACCTGGTCGATTAGTAGACTCTTTGTCATCTGTCACAGGTCTTATTGTGAAATTTGCACTAAATGTAATGCGTGTATTAGTTCCTTTATATGGTGTAACTAAATGTAGGTAGTGTGATGGGAACATTAAAACATCACCTTTTTTCACCTTTGGTATTGTTAGTTGCTCATCAGGTGTATTTAACACCTCATCAATACCCAATAGTCTAATTGTTGAGTGTTCTTTATTATAGAACCTAAAACCTACATCATCTTCATCTATCTCATAGAAATAAACCATGCTGATATTGGTTCTCATACTATCACTATGGTCATGAACCTCTTGATAGTTTCCTATATCATATTTATTTGCCCAACTGTTGTCCATGATGATGTCAACATCACACTTAGTGCCGACCTCCTCAACAAATCTGTCCATAGTTGGTTTAAGATGTTTTAACCATCCGTTCCAAAGTTCTTTTGTATTGTTCTCGTGCATCCACGAGGTTCTGATATTACAACTCCAACCTTTTGGTTGTTGAAAATTGTCTTCATTATTTAAGAAGTCGCTAAACATTTCTTTGGTTTCTTGTTGATCTTCTTCTGATAGACGATCATGAAAGAACCATTTAGGACTAAACACTTGTACTGTCATTGATGTTTATAAAGGTCTTTTAAGTGTAATGCTTCAGTTATTTCTTCTATATCTTTCATTTTCTTTTCATATTCCTTAAATGGTATTGCACCATCACGAAAATACTGCTTTTGCAGTTGACATACATACATGATTAATGAGTCTTTGACTATTAATTTCTGTTTGTGATCTATAATGGCACTATGCACTATCATTTTCGTAATGTTTTAACGTACTCTATCATTTTATCACGTATCTCCATCATTTCAAGGTAACATCCTTGATTGTATGCACATGCACGTAATTTAGGGTCTGGTTTCAATAGAGATTCTATAAAGAGATCAAGTCCTCGATTAAACTTAATCTCTTTTGATTCTTCTCCAATAGTATTTTGATCCATTAATATTGAGTTGTGTAATCTAAATCTACGTCAGCAAATGAAGCATCATCATAGTCTAGTTCTTCATCAAAAATCTCGCTCTTGGTTTGATCTTTGTTGTCTCTGTCCTTTGTCAATAACTTTTTTGTCATGTCTTGATGCCTCAGATTGGAAACGATTTTTTGAACCTTTTTGACGTTTATCCCGAATTGATTTTCCGAAAGAATAACTTTCTGAACCATTACGTCTAAATGTCTTACCCATGATAGATTAGAATTTACTAAACATATTTGTATTATATATTAGCATAATTACTGCTCTTTATCAAGTTGTTTTGAATACATTTTTAAAATTGTATCATAAGACTCCGAATCATCTTTATCTTTTTTAACAACTGGTTTTGATTTGTCTATGACTAAATCGAGACTATCAAATACGAAACCCACTCCATGCAAAAAATCCTCGATCTTTTCTACTGCATCTGGTAGATAAGTCGAGTTAAATTCTTTGGTTGTGACAGTTCCGTCTGTGTCGTCTGTACATACGAGGTTGAACTCTGGCATTATTTTGCTATTAGTTCCTCATATCATAGCACACGTTCTACGGTTTGGCAATAGCGTCTTTTACTGCTTTGACTCCAAGATAAAACTTACCTGATTTAGGGTCAGTTCCAAATCTCCCTGCTGCTATGTCGTCATATAAATCTGCTAGTTGCATATCCATTCTCTTATACATCTTCTGTCTATCTCTGATATATGAACCACTTAAGTAAGTTCCTTTGATAGTAGTCAGTTCTGCCTGTGCGTCTGCCCATGTGATACCTACAACTGAATTGTCAGTAACAGTATTCCAAGGTTTACCAGTAGTAGGGTCAATTCCTCTGTTCTCTGTCTTAACCTCATCAGTAATACCGTCTCCGTTTGCATCATTATCATAAAACTCAAATGCTGTTGTCAAGAAATTGGATTCAGTTATTTCCTCTGCACTTAGCATGTTAGTCCAGTCATATCTGGTTTGACTATCTAATAAAGATGCGACTGCATCTACTATATCAGGTTCTTTTAATTGTTCTGAAGCGTATGCCATAATTAATACCTCGTAAAACTATTAGTTGAGAAGTTGCTATTATCTATTTCCCATACTTCCATAACTGCGTTGTTCCATCCGTTTCTTCTATAGTCGTCTCCAATACTAGAATTAACACGATAGTTTACATCATTATGTCTATCCATGTATATCCTATACTTATGGTTCTGTGTATTGTTTACAACAGGTACATAAGCAAAGAATTGTCCGACAACATACCAATCAGATAATCCGTTAACATAATGTGAGTGTGAACCCATGTCAAGGATTCTACTCCATCCTCCGTTGTTTACGTTTCTGTATAGACCAAATCCAAATCCATCAGGGTTTGAAGGACCTCCTGAGTCATCAGTAACTGTCCACCAATAAACTCTATGCCAGTTGTTTGAACCTGAGGGTGTACCACAATCTACCTCAGTACCATTGATATATGTCATATCACTTGTACTACTACCCCTTCTACTACTGATAGTCTGGTTTACTGTAGTACCACCATGTGCCCAAATTTTTACAACGTTTTGCTGATTAGTAGCAGGTGCCCATGCACTTCCATTCCATATTAAGGATTGATTAGTTCCTGGTGTACCTGACACGTTGGTCATGTCTTCCAATGACCTGTTCGCTGAGGTTGAACTTGTTGAGTCTCCAGTATAGTTTACGGTTGCTGCGTTAACAGTTCCCACATTAAGAGTTGACATTATTATCTACTGAGATTTTCTAAAAGTATTTATATCAAAGTAGTCCTTTATCTTGATCTTCTTTTGCTTGTTTCTCTTCTAATGCTTTTTCTTTCTTAAGTTGTCTATTAGTCCAGATACCAACTGCTATGATACTTAAGTATGCAAGTGTATCATCTAACATAACTATAAAGAAAATTGCTGATCCACTAAATCTGATCCACTCTGGAAATGGTTTGATTAATCTACCACCTATCTTACGGAATGCACCTTCAAACTTGAAGTATAATATGATGAGTGCTGTAATAACAAACTCACTATATGGTACAACAAAGTAGCATGATAGGAAGATAAACAATGGCCAGTAGTGCCTTTCATCAACTCTTTTAATAAGGTTGAAGTATTTTTTGAGTAATTTTTTAAACATAATTTAAGTTAAGAACTAAACGATATTCTGAGTCAGTTGTAGTTGTACCTGTGTGCATCATTTGATTAGGGAATGTTACCATCCTATTTGCAACTGATTCAACTTTTGTACCATCCTCAAACCTAGTGTATCCATTGTTGGTATTCAAATATAGAATGGATGTTTTCATATGATCTTTGATCTTATGAGTTTCTGTGTCAGTGACATCTATATGTAATCCATGTTCTATTATTTTTCCTTGATTAGGCATTATATTTGCCTTGATCTTAAAAATAGCAATGGGTTGCAATCTCTGAAATATAGGTTGCAACATTGAAATTTGATCCCCTAGAGGGGAATATCTCTCATAAAAAAAGTGTATGAACTGCATGTTAAACATGTCATTCTGTTCATTATCATTAACAACTTTAGAGGTGTACCAAGGAAAATCCCATCTTAAAAATCCACTGTGTAGTTGCTCAAACTCTTTGAGAGATAAGAAATTGTCTTGAATGTCAATCATTTTGTAATTACCAAGATATGTAGTCCGTTCCACCAACTCTTATCATCCTCTGCTACCTCTGTCCTGAGTGTCTTTTCAAAGACCACTTCTTTATCCTCTTGAAACTTCTTAGCATTGTCCACTACACCATTGAAGTTAGCATCATCTATGACTAAAATGTAATTATCTTTTGCCTGTTCATGTAAGTGTTCTAAGTTTGCAACCATATTATCACCCACTTCACCATCATAAAAGATAACGTCAGGTCTATATTCTTTATTAGGTAACCATTGTAATACAGGTTTGACACAAAATCCTACTGAGGTATCAAGATTCATCCATTTGTCTGCGTTCTTGACCATTTCATCTACTGGATTCTCTACATCAAATTTATTTCCTAAATCTTTTTTCTTTGGTTTAACAACTCCATCACTATAATCATCTATAGCATATGCGTTGACAGCACTATTCTTAAATAATGCTGCAAATAATGTGCTACCCATGTAGCAACCAACGTCAGCATATACTGTTCCACGTTCTGAACATAGATTATTTAATAGGTGTCTGACTTTATTAGATGATAATCCTAGAACATCATATCCCTCTGGATTAAACCTAGAGTTGTTGTCCGTTGCTGCGTCAATAGCTCGGATCACACGATCCACATAAGGATTCATAGTACGTTTCTCCTTCTTCAATACAGATTCTACCACGGATTCACAATAGTTGCAATCCCAACAGTCAAATCTGCAACTTTTAATTTTGTTTCGCCATATATTTATAGGTGCATCTTTGATCTTCACATCAGTTAGATACCTATCAAACTCTGGATATAATATATCTTTACCTTCATCCCAACGTCTTATTAAGTCTAGTGACTCTACAAGTCTGGTTGCTGACTCTCTACCATGTAACTTAAATACATCTATAACATCTAAAAACTCCTCCCAATCCTCTCTCCAAGGCGGTAGGTTTGCTTCTTTTAATGAAAATGCAGGGTCGTACTGGTCCCAACGTGAACAAGATACTCTACTAATATCACTATCAAAATACTGAGGGTCACTATCTTTTCTTGTACTATTATAGTGATAATGCTCTGGCATAATCGGGCATCCACCCCAACAATGCTCGTTAGCAAGTAATGATAACATTACTGGATTACCTTTCTCTGCACAATATTCTTTTGCTTCCTTGATTCTATCTAAGAGTGGTCTGTCTCTCATCACATCACGATCAAGATTAATATAATAAAAACCTGCACTAGCTAGTGATACTATTTCATTAGGTTTTGATACCTCTCTGAGTATAGTATTCTTAATCTTTAATTCTGGATATGCTTTCTGTATCTGTCCTGTCATTACCCATGATGTATGGGGAATGGTTGCAGTTCTTACACCATTATCATATAAAAATTTAAAGTTGGTGATAAATTCCTCAAGATTTTTTTGATCTGGTTTCACCCATATATTATTAAATGTCGCTGATAATGGTAGTCCTGTCTTGTCTCTGATATAAAATGCGTTCTTTATCGCTGCCTGTGCATCACCTGTACCACGAAATACATCACCCATTGCATCTTGCATAAAGGGTGGCATCCTCGTAGTAAAATATAAATCGTATATTAAATGCTTATGTTTGTTTAGAAATGGTATTATCTTACCATCAATATACTCAGGATCAATCTTCGGGTTTATCGGAAGGGAGAATAGATCTTCCTGTAACATTGCTGTGTGCATAATCAGTTAAAATACCAGTTGTATCAAACATTTGAGGTTTTTCATCACCCATAAGATGTTCGACCTTTTTCTCTGCTGCTTCTTTTATCTTACCTATGTTGATATTCATAGCAGTAGAATATGTTAATGCAAGATCAGTCACTGCTGCCTGATCTTCTGGTGACATCATTAACATACTATCAAGATTACCTGCCTGTAGTCTACCAGTTGTTAGCAAATCAAGAGCAGATTGTTTTGCCATCCTTGCAATCCAATACTTATGCTCTTCTCTCTCCTCAATCTCTTTATTTAATACTGTCTCTTTTAGTTCTTCAAAATCATAATCATCATCAGGTTTCTTTCCTAACTTTTCTTTAATAATTCTAAGTAAACCATTTATCTCGTCTTTTGATTGACGCATTTTATTATCCCACACCTGTAGGTCAATATAGAGAAGTTCTAACTCATATTCTTTATCCTGTTTATAAAATTTATTCTCCTCTTCTGCCATTTCTGACTTTGTACGTTCAATATCATTTAACGTACGTTTATATTGTATAGTCACTTTCTGAATGGCATTGAGACGAGTCTGTATCTCCATGACCGCCTGTCTCATTTGTCGCCAAGGGGTGACTTGTGAGTTTACTACAAAATATTTGTTTTGATATTCCGTCTGCCCGAAAAACTGTGAGTCTGTCCAATCAATTAAATTCTTATCAAATTCACTTAAGTCCCAACCTTCCTTGAGATCTCTCATGTCTGATAGGGTCTTTTCAAATGGAATAGAAACTTTTGGTTTCCTATGTCCTTTAGAACTGGATTCCGTACTTAATTGCTTCTTTCCTGCTGATGAGTCCTGTTGTGTCATCCTGTGTGCACCTTCCGTAATCTAAACATTGTTCACTTGTCATTGACTCTCCAAAGTAATCTTCTAAGAAAACTACAACGTCCATCACATTTGCAGATGATTTTAGTTTGGTAATCAATGTCTGTTCTTGAACTGCAAGGTCATAGACTTTAGTTTTCCATGCTTCTTGCTTCTCAATCACTATAGCAGCAAAGTCTGCGGTTGTCAATCCTCTAACCTCTGCTAATCTATGTATCAGTTTTGTCTCAAAGGAATTATCAGCAATATATGCGGTTGCCTCACATAATTGATCTGTCCATGTTTCCCTCTCTAGGAATCCCCATGAATCATATAATGTTGAGTATCTCTCTTCAAATATTTCTTGAATTTTTAATGTTATCACCCCTTCCATGAAAGGTTTGACATACTTAGCACCAAGTGTAGAGTCTACTGATACCTTTTCTTTAAGAGTTGTACCACTATCATCTGTACCATACTCAGATTTCATTGATCGAGTCTCACCCCATAGAGTTCTACCATATGTTGCTGTATCATGATCAAATCTTAGATAATGCACATGTGGTGGTATGTATTGAAACTGCTCATCATCAAGTTCATAGTATTCCAAAGCAAGGTTCTCACCAACCTTTGTGCCTACAGTTGCGATATGAGGGTATTTTTCTTCGTCAAGGACGATTATGTCAGGTTTCGTTGCCATTAGTAATTAGGAATAGTTGTACCATAATTGTACCTTACAGTACCATCTGTCTCAGTACCAGATATTGCACTCGCTGATGAGCAGTGTGCTGAACTCATACCAGAGTGACCTGAAGGTGGTGATGATCCACCAAGATTATTGTATGAATCAGTTCCATAGTTCACCTTAAAGGTGTTATTGTTCTGGGAACCATTGTAATTACCTAAACAATATCCCTTCCTCATACCCATTTCAAAGTTTTCTTCACCCATGTTACCAAAGTTTAGACCTCTAACCTGTATGCCTGTAGTATCATCACACTTCTGATTACCATTCTGGTTGTTATTACCAGTTCCAACATACATATGTCCGATCATAGTAGGAAGTATTTTCTTCCATCCATCACCGCCAGGACCATGATTCCATGATGTCCATGACTCATTTGCCCATCTAAATCCTGATCTTGAACCCGATCTCTTCCACCATCCCATGAGTCTACCATGTCCTCCCCATGTTGGGTCATCACCACCATCATTTTGGTTTGGTGGGAATCCAGAAGTTCTCATAACTTCAGTTTTTAAGTTAAATACGTCAGTTCTTGAGTTACCACCACCATGTAAGTATGAATATCCTCCTGCAAACTCATGATCTTGGAACGAACCCATAGAACCTCTGTTCACTGTCATATCCCATGCAGATTGATGAGTTATTCCTGCTTCATTTGTCATACTAAAACCAGAGGTATATGTTGATGATCCTCTGTATGTGTTCTCCATTGAGTGATAGAAGTGTCTCCTATCATTCCATGATCCAGACATATATGCACCTGATCTGTCTAGTGTATCTCCTAAGTTAGTTGATGTATCAGTAGCATGAACTGTTCTATTAACATTACTCCAAGGTGAACCTGATCTATATCCTCCTCCAACATATCCATGAGTCCAAATTCTTGCCATTGACCAGTCTGTATCTGTACCATCTAATGACCAATATGATGATGTACCATCAGATTTAAGTGAAGCATTGACTGAATAATCATCACTATATCTACTTGTACTCTGTGCAGGTATTCCACCTGACCCTGCAATAGGTCCCCATTCTACAGCATTTGTTGAAGAATTGAGTGCATATCCTTCAAAGGTTCGATCGGTACTATTATAGCGAAACATCCCTTCTACTGCTGATCCTGGTCTGTCTGTAGTAGATCCCTTCGGAACTATCATACTATCAGTTGTTGCAAAATCTATTGATACTCTTGGTGAAGTAGTACCAACACCAATTCTATTATTAACAGAATCAATATAGAAAGTTCCTGAGTCAAAGTTAAAGTTGCCATTAGACGCTAGTTGGAACTCAGCAGTACTACCGCCTCCACTTAGGGATACAACTTTATCAACGTTTAATTGCGACATTTTTTAGAATTTACTCCTTCGTATTATTTATCAGATAGCGAATGTATCTTTATAGTAATTATATATTGTGATCTGCTCTGCAGTGGTAATATGCCTACCATAGCACATAAAGACAGGGAATGAACCACAATTCTGTGATGAACTATGAGGATTTCTATTACTTTCACCCCATGCACCTATGTGATGGAATCCTCTATTGAATCTACTATTACTACTATTGATAGTAGCTCTTGCAGATGTCTCATCATTAAAGTGACACTGATAGTTTGGAGAATATTGTCCAGACTCATATGAAGAGAATCTCCATGTGTACATGTTAAATTTACTATCCCAGTTGTTGAACTGATCAATATCATATCCAGTATCATTAAATCCTGTAGCATTATTATCATACATACCAAGATTTCTTGTACCAGACTGTACAATAATATGGTGGTCATTATCTCGTGATCTTAATGGTGTTCTCCATTGATCGTTAGAGTTTCTCCATTTTAAGAAGAATATAACAGTCAGATGAGGATAGTAAGGTGAATCTGTGTAATTACCCTGAGATACTAATTTAGCACAACCAGAACCATTGACAGAAAAATCCATGTATTTAACTAACTGTCCATTGATAGACTCTTGACCATATCTATCAGTAGGTATGGCACAATGGAAGTTATTTCCACTTATATCATACCAGTAGTTTGCATCCTGATCTGTTGAGTTAGGCATCAGTGATCTTGGATTATTTGCATCCAACCACATTACTAAGTTCTTTCTGACTATATCAGCACTACTCGTAGTACTTGCACCTGCTGCAGATGCCATTAAGTTAATCCAGTCAGTACCATTGTATCCTTCTACAGTTTCAAGTGTACTATTATAACGTATTTGACCTGCTACTGGTGACGTAGGTCTTTGTGCTGTAGTTCCTACTGGTAACACCAGTCCAGAATCTATATCAGCAGTATATGAACCATTGATTAATAAATTTGCACTAGATGGCATATGGATCTCAAAATTGTGATCCGAATTACCAATTAATCTGTTTACTTTTACTGTACTCATCTTACAAAGAAATAACCTGGATGACCATCACCACTGGCAGGACCTGAACCATAAATTCCATTTCTGGATTGATAACCCCACAGAACTCTATTATTACTATAACGAGATGTTTGAAGGTTTGATGGATTTGAGTGGTAATCAAATATTTTATAGTCGTTGTTATATAATCTAATATGCTCCCATCCGCCAGGTTGCTCCCAGTTGTAAGGATATACATGAGAGACTCTAAAGTTTCCTTCTCGTCTGTCACCCTGACGACCATCCCCACCAGTATTTAAGTTACTATAATATTGTATTCCACCACGGTATTTAATGAATGAAGCATAGTTCCATGCGTCTCCACCAATTGTACCACCATTATATGTATCATATACCCCGCCTGGTGGTTGTGTGTTGTTAGTTGCTAACCTGACATTTATAACTTCATCACCACCATTACGTGCTTCACATACTGCTCTGATAAACGTATCAGCATATTTTCTACCACTTGATGCATTATAATAAGTACCTGATACAGGAATATATGATGCACTCACACCATCAACTGTTTGAGTATATAAATTTGATGCCTCAAATGTTCCGTAATGATTATTGGATCCAGTTCCTGCAATCATAACACATACCCATCCACCATCATAATTATCACAATCAACATAACAATAAGTTGGTGTTTCATAACCTATTGGTTGTATCCAATAATAACCAGAGGGTCTATTGGCAAGTTTAATTTGTATTCCGTTAGCAGCAGGAGTTGCATAATCTCCAACAGTCGTACCACCTGCACCCGCAGCACCTAGTGATTTCCATAGTACACCAGTATAAATTTCAAACGCATTAGTACCACTATTAAATCTAGTATCACCAATTACAGGACTTGTAGGTCTCTCTGCTGTAGTTCCTGAGGGTAATTGATGTGCAGCAGTGGAATTTAATTTTAATTTTCCTTCAACATTAAGAGTATGACCAGGCGATACTGTGATCTGTCCTAGTGTTGTTGCTACTCCTGCTAATGATGTGACTTGTACTTGACTCATATTATTATGTATTATCGAGTGTTAAAGGATACATTGCCCAACCACCTCTAGTTCCATAAGAGGGGTATGATAGTGCAGATGAATTAATATCCATCAATTCTAACAAATACCAACGGTATCCATACACGTTAGTAAAACTTTGGGATCTCTGTGATCCCTCACTACCAGAACCTGATCCACCAAAATGAAGTCTTGCGATATATGTCCATTGACTTCCTGTCTCTGTAAAGTTAGTACGGTTTATATCTTGATTGGATCCCCAAAAATTTACATTACCAATAGCATTTGTATGTTTATACCATCTAACTCTATTAATTACTTGTCCGAAGGGAAATGCAGTAACCTTAATTGCAAGATACTGTGGCCAAGAGACATTACCAGGACTACTATGTCCTGTATGAAATGCAAAATCGCTACTGCTTGTTGATGAAACATACTCTAAGAATGAACGTGTATTAGATGTTGCACTTAAAGTTTCATCACCAGAAGGACCATCATTATATCTCAGTCCTTCAAATAATATTTCATTCTCTGTTCCTGTTAGTGCATTATGTGATGTATCTCTTGCTCCTTCTCCTACTGTAAATCCTCCACCATTACCAAATGAACCAACTGCTCCACCTGTATTTGCTCCTCCTGCTAAATCTACAAATCCTTGATCCTTATATAATCTTAAGTTAGTAGTCTCGGCATTATATTGTATTGCACCTGTTTCTCTTGAATTTGCATCATGCTTTGGAGTATCAGAACCTTGAACAAAATCACCAACTGATAATCCTAATTCTACTTGTGCACCATCCCACCATAAATTTCCACTACTAGAACCAGTAGGACCATTCATCCTAACACATAATCCTGTTGTATTACTATTACTAAACGTAGCACTTCTTGAAACTCTCTGCCATGATGTTGTTACACCAAAAGTGGATGTATGAAAATTAGTATAATTTCCTGAGTCATCTACCTCAAAAATGTATATCATGCAACTACTTAAAGATCTATCTCCTTTGACATATACACTAAATGTCCATTCCTGACCATTTCTGGCAGGTGTTATAATATAAACAGTACCGTTATTATATGAATTTGTATAGGCATCATTACCAGATAATGCCATCTTTAAAGGGAATCCACCTGAAGGTGAATCTGTAACTGAAGGGTCTCTACTTAAAGTGCATCTAGTACCATCTGTAAATCCTTGAGTTGCTCCACCTGCAGTATTTGTTGAAAAAATATCTAAAGGAAAGAATTTATGGGCGAAAAAATTTTTTGAATTACCTACAGGAATTCTTTGCCATTTCTGTTGAACAAAGCGAATTTCTGATCCCTGAGGTGCCAAAGTAGAGTCTTTGTCAACAGTGATTCTAAAATCTGGACTGTTACCTTGTAAGTTTGCAACGTTTAGTTGACCCATTACCTAACACTCCAAGCACCACCGCTTTCTACTGTGACTGTGTATCCTGTTGCAATCGTTATCGGTCCTGCACTCATTCCGTTGGCAAATTCTGCACCTGCTGAAGGTCCGACTGTTATATTTTCTGCTATCGTTGTCGGGTTAGTACGAATTATACTATCAGTTCCCAATGCAGGTCCTCCACCTGCTAATGGTGCCCAACCTGCACTACCTGTACCATCATCTGCCTTATAGATTTCAGCAGAGTCATTAGTTGAGTTGAAACGCATTGTACCAACTGAAACACCAGTAGGTCTTTGTGCCTGAGTACCTGAAGGCAATCTAAAAATTGAGTTAGTGTTTAAAAAACTCAGTGTAGTTATAATTGCACTTGTTGAAGTAGAAATTTGATTTCCACTAATTCTTGAAATAGCCATGAGATTAGATAGGTAGTTCTAATATGTGAATAGTATCAGTTGATAATGGTGCATCCCCAGATGAGAATACGACGTTAGCACCATTTGAATCGACTGTGTAGTTAGTTCCTGCAATCTGTGCTACACCATTAAGGAATACTAATAGTGAATCATCAGAATGTTTGATGCCTCCACTATATGTTGTGACTGCAAATGTTAAAGTAGTACCATCACCTGTATATGATTTAGTAATATATTTGTCTGATCCAACAACACCTCGACCAGTACCAACAACGTCTCCATCTATTCTAACAGAACCATTAATTCTAACTCTGTAAGTTGCATCTGGAGATTCTCCTAAACCAATGTGACCATTGCCTGTAGTAGATATGTTAATATCTCCTGTGTCTGTTAAACCAAACTCTTTCCATACTGCACCATAGTATATCCAACCTAATGATTTACCTGGTGTCCAATTAATATTGTAAACTAAATCTCCGTCAGCAGGTGTATCATATCCTGTGATATTAGAGAAGTCTGGTAATCCACTTGCATTTTCTGGTGCTAGTAGAGTCTGTTTAATAACAGTACCATCTTGGTTGAAGTATGTAAGTTTCTTAGCAGATATATTATTAGTAAATGTACTCTGTCCTTGGAACGTGACAGGACCTGCAAAGATAGATTCTAACTGGTTTGATGCTCCACCAATAACAGTTATTTTGTCCGTTAGAACCAACTCAGAGAATGTCTCAATGGTTGTGTTCTCTTCACCAACAACGTTTAACTGTGCAACGTCTTCGTTAGTGATCTGACCTGTGACTGGGTTGATAACCTGATTACCAATGAATAGATCTCCGTTTGAGTTCAGTCCTGAGTAGAAAGAAACTCCTCCTTCTTCTTTAATTGACTGTGAGAATCTAATCTGGTTTTGTGATAGAGTCTCAACCTGTGTTTGAGGGAACGCTGTACTATAGTTACCTGGACCAAAACCGAGGTATTCAAACGTATGGTTTCCTGATCTTAGAATTGAGTGTCGTCTAAACTCAACGTTGATTGGTGCTACTGTACCATCATTGTTTTCTCTTATCTTAATCTTTCTTACTTCTTCGTCTCCTGCTCTTGCAGTTAATTCTACGTTAGATAGTCTCTTGTTAACTGAGTCATAGTTAGGTGTAGTACCTGGTTGTGTCCATCCTGTATCAGTTAGTAAGAATACAGTTGCTTCCTTAGTAATTGATAACTTAGGATCTTTGACAGGTGGTGATGCACCATCTGTTGAGTTCACCAATCCGATAGTCTCATTGTCTGCAACAGAAACTGCAGCAGTAGGATCAGCGATTGGATTATCTCTGTCAAATGTAGGATATACTTCGTTAACGTTTTGAGAGAACTTTCTATCATTAAAGTTAGAAGTTGTTGGTGCGATAGATGCACATAATAGAGTTAGATAGTATATACCATCATCTGTACCTCTTACGAATGGTTGTACAACCTCAATATCATAGATGTAGAAACATCTTTGTAAATTAAATGATGTTGTATCACTATTCAATGGTTGCATAACATAACCAGAGAGGGGATCTCTTGGTAATGGATTAGTCTTATCTTTATCAATTACATATCTCACACGATAAGTTCTATCTTGTAAGTCTCTTGGGTCAGGTATTCTCTTAAGGAATGTAGTTGGTGTGAAACTTACAGTATTATATGTTGTATTAGTTGATAGAGTTGTGTATATTTGATTATTAATTGAACTGACTGATAGATACCATCCACCGACTGATCCTGCTACACCATTAATGGTATATGTATTTTCATCATACTGTAATGGTGATCCAACAACACCTGCTGCTAATCCTGATACACTAGGACCATAAGGTGATATGCTTGCTGACTGTGTGCTTGCTTCAGTTGCACCTTGTGCTACAAGTAAACAGTTAATCTTATCTGCTATTGCACTAGCTCCTGTACCGTCTTGTCTTGCTCCGACTGCAAAACCCTGTACTCTTGTTGTTGGTGGAGATGCTTGTACTGTATAACCATATAGATATAGTCTTGTACCTGGTGTACCACCTTGTCCTGCAAGTGATGCGTTAATAGTTTTAGTTCTTTGGATGTCAATGTTAACCCAGTTAATTGATGTCTCTTCACCAAAGATTACGTTTCCATTGACTGCACCAGTATTTGTTCCTGTAAGTGTAAGAACTCTTGTGCTTAAGTTTATATTTCCGACTGTAGCTCCCGTTGCAATATTAGTTCCTGTTATAGTCATACCTTGTATGACACCATTAACACTACCATCATTTGCCAACGTAATAGTATTTGACCCACTAGCACCAGTAGCAGTTGTAGAAATAACATTTAAAGCTTTAGGTGGTATGATATGTGTTAAAGATCCTGCCTTATCTTTAGAGAATGCTTTTGCTTTGAATCCTGCTGCTCTTAACGCTGTGTTACCAAAGTTAGAGTTAGAGTTAGTGATTGACATGTCAGCACCGCTTTCAGCAGTGAAATGACCAAAGTATCCAACAGCGAACACAGAAACTGCCTGTATGAATGAGTCATTAGAACACTTAATATGCTCATGTCCCCATCCCTTTCTATACTCAGCAAATCCATCTAGGTGTGCACCGTCTCCTGAGGTTGCTACATCATAGTTTCCAGTTGATGCGTTATATCTTACAAATGCTCTATCATCTTTTTGTAGTGACAGTCCAGTAAACTGTGCCACAACCATTGATTTGAAACC